CCTGATCGTACATATTTGGGATCCGCCTTGTTGAGGATCTTAGGATCTAATCGCAATCTAATTTCTGGCGTGCTAGGCATACCCATGGAACAATGAAGTGCTTCTGCTCCTTGTAGGGAGTCAGGTGCATCATTGATAGCAGAATAATCACAGGCAAGGACAACACGGCCCTTAGTACCTTGATCAGCGAACTCAGAGACAGTACGTCTGAAATAGAATTCGCAGTAATCTGCTTGCCACTCTGTATATCGCAAGGATTCAGGTGACCCGATGGGAAACGTAGCAGCCAATCCCGGATTGATCGCATACTTAGTGGCGGCAAAGCTTACTGAACCATAAACAGCTGCCACGAGCTCATCTTTTTCAACAATACTCCAGCTCAACTGAGTACTGCGACTGTCGCTCGGCTTGACATTCTTCTTACCACCCTTCCTTTGTCTAATACTTTTGTTCATCATGTTTTCGTTGTAGTATTGGATACCCGACAACGGGCCACCTCACGTGGCGAAACGGGGAATGATCATCTATGTGCTAAACTGAGTTGCTCTGACCGTGCATTCTCTTGGCATTTTGTTTAGCGTGGACAATTTTACTTCTGGGCAGGAAAACCACTTTGGTCACCCCGGCAGCTTTCGCTACAATACACACACTGCAACAGATCACAGGTTGGTCTCTAATCGCAGGTGTTTCTGTCTGCGCGTTATATCTAACGACAAGCCGGGCACACATAGACCCAATTCGATTATAGGCTCGATACGCCTCCCTTTGCACATAGGGGGTTCGTAGGTGCCGACCTACAAACCAGCAATTAGGTTGCCAAACCTGGGAACACATATAAGATTTCGCCATTTGGGATTTTGTCGCTCATAAAGTACTTCAAGAGCTTCCTGCATATCAGGATTAATTCCAAACGCGTTTGCGAATGAGGCTCTAGTCTCTGGGCTGGGTTTTGACCACTTGTGGTGCATATCAAGGGCGAGATACTGCATTCCTGTTTCCAGTTCAACTGTTCTCAAGCCCCTTCTCCTGCTATTTGAATTAGTCTTCACGCAATCAGACTTACTCGTACCACGAACCAGCATTCGATAGAACTCACAGTAGATCGGCATATCACCGGCGAGACACTGGCCACACTGACCTATCGCACGCCGATAAAACTTCCAATCTTTCTCATGTTGTACCGGCTTAACCACACAGAGGTCCTTATCGATGCTAACCCTAGGGTCACGCACCATCCGATAAGAATCCCCGATTTTCACTGGTTTAGACTGGCAGAACTCAACATGTTCTATCTCATACACTGGCTGTTCAACAGTCATGATGAATCCCAACTGGCTAAACCAATCAGACAAATCACCAAGATCTGCAACATTACCCCGCTCACAGACGAGCACACAATCATCACCGTCATTGATTAGCTGGATTCGGAAATTCTTAGTGGCGCAATAACTATGCATCATAAGACACATAGTAAGGACATTGCCAAGGGAAGTGTTCATATCCCCTGACATACGGCATCCCTCCACTGTATATTTGACTGTCCCATTTTGACAATTGGCAAATCCCTTATTCACCAACTGCCATGATAATAATCGTTCAAGCTCCTTACTACGGTATATGGCGTTGTACACTGAGTGTTCCAACTCCAATAGCGCTTTAGAAACATGTTGATCAAATCGATGAGCGTCAACACCTATTCCTACGGGGTCGTTGAAACTATTCCAGATTCTCGAAATAGCTCCTCCCCGTCTATCAGCATTCAATCCCTTCATGACTGTGCGCATGCCCCACATGCCATCTATCGCCTTATAGATCATGTGTTCACACGCTTTGATGTAAAGTCCCACCTCAACATTGTACCTACGGTTCCGCGGTTGGATAACTCGCGGAGTTGGATCTGGTTTATTATCGAGGTTTAACTTCTCTGCTTTAACAAACGTCGCTAAATACGCATCCTTCTCTGAAACTGGTGTTGCTTTCAAAGATTCAATCGCTAGTTCATAGGCAGCACGCTTACGAGCCACGTAACAACCTAGAAATTCTTCATAGGAGTACGGGTTGATAAACCACGTGCGCTTCAAAAGTTCGCTTTTGGAGGAACGTAAAATGGTGAATACCGAGTGCTTCGATGGTCGAAACGGTCTCACAAAGTTACCGTCAACTTTGTGGAAGAAGATCCTTTCCAGTATTCCACGTTCTGTTGTTAATACATCAGAGTTGTGCAGGCCATATTGGACCCCGCAACCATAGGGCCCGAGACTAACGAGACGTCTAGTTTTGATACCCTGAATTAAGTTCGTGGTCTTCATCCTATCAACACTCCTTTTATCGGTTAGCAATTCTCTCGAATCGTAGCCTACCTTTGAGTATGTGCTAATACCACTTACATATTCAAGGCACCTTCACTGTGGTGCCGCGAGCCTCTCTCTCATACGATTAGCGGGCAAAAACAATGAGTCTTTCGTCTCCTCATTGTGTTTTTCGATAGCTCGAGCAAGGGAATCGTTCGTGGTGACTAGTAATTTTGAGAACATGACTTCATTCTTGGTCGGAATGAAGACTAAGGGAGCACAATTCTCTACAAGCCACTGCAGGTGCGCGCCACGGATTGTTGGTTTCTCCGTTTGGATCTTCTGGGCCAGCCTGCGATTCACTACGAGAAGATTCGCTTGTGTATATTTTGGCGTTCCGTGCATGTCCACACGTACTTCATTGACGAGCCAATTCATAAAGCGACTGGACGATATTCTCTCTTCTGGAATTTCTTCCATTTCAATATGCGTCCCCTTCTCGATCCTGCCGAGCTTACGTAATGCACGTATCTCGTGTTGCCATCTCCCAACCACCTCTTGGGTTACCCACCTAATGGCTAGCACTATGGTCATAAATGCCGCCAAGGTCATCAGGATTTCGACACCGTGATGGTCGATGAAGCCATCACAGGGAATATGCTCACACATAA